TCGCAGAAATGGTGGCAGGGGGTCGTGGAGGCAGTTGGCTACAGGTATGTAGTCATCCGAAGCGTGGAGGAATTTCAGCGGGTGTTGGCTGAATGTTCTTAACTTGTTTATATCTTCGTTAAACCTAAACCAAAACCCATGAAACCAACCCCCACCGATTTCCGCCGCTGGCAGATTCACATCCGCAAGGAGTGCGTGAACTGCGACCGCCCCGACCGTTCCGAAACCATCAAGCCTTGGTCCGTGAACTGGACCCTGCTCGGTAGAATCCTCCAAGCCAAAAACGCATGACAATGCCCTGGATAAGACCCCAAGACCAAATGCCCAAGGATGGCGAACCCGTGCTGATTACCGATGTGTTAGGACTGCAAATCGTCGCTTGGTGGAGACCAGCACACGATATGTGGTACTCCGAGAATTATTCTTGGTTCACAAGCGAAGTCAACTATTGGATGCCTATACCCGAAATTGTTTAAGCCATGACCCCAGCCCTCATCCATCATCTCGTTGACACTACCGCAATGATATTCGGCATCACGCCCGACCAAGTGCGCTCGCCAAGCAGGGAACGGCCCTGCGTAATCGCTCGGAATATCGTGGCCGACATTGCATACAACGAATACCTATTCACCTTCATGGCTATCGGGAAGGAGTTGAACCGCCACTACTCCACGATAATTATAAACCTTGAATCCTTCCACAACGACTGCAAGGCCAAGCCGCAACTGCGATACCTTCGGAGGCAAGTTTTCAACAACGCACAGGACTACTTGAAGACGGCTGAGGGGGCTTATATCACTGATACCCTGCAACTTCCGAGCGGAGAATAGCCCAAAACCGCCCAAACACCCAAGGGGTCGGCCTAACCGCTGACCCCTTTTTTTTGCAATCTTTGTGCATGGCATCCGCAGAACACACGATACTGGACCTCTACCGAAGCGGCGAAATCCGCAAAGCCTGCCTAACGATTACAGGAGGCGACCCGCTTTGGAGGGACTTGGAGCAGGAGTGCGTGTTAATCCTGCTGGAGAAAGACCCCGCCAAGATTCTGCAAATCCACGGGCAGGGGTATTTCAAGTTCTATGTGGTTCGCCTGTTGCTGAACCTCTACCGAGGCAAGAACAACCAGTTTGCCCAAAAGTACCGCCACCACGATTTGCTGGAAGAACTGGACCCCGATTCCCCTATCCCACAGTCCGAGTACGATTCACTGATGGACGACCTGTGGGCCATTGCCGAAGCCGAGATGGACACTTGGGCCAAGGACGGGGCGTTCCCCTATGACAAGGAGTTACTGCGCCTCCACCTGCGGACGGGTAACATGAAGAAGTTGTCCCGTGACACGGGCATCCCGTATCGTTCTATAATCTATTCCATTGACCAAGCCAAGGCCAAAATCAAGGCCGCCATTCAATCCCATGGACACGCTGATATTTCCCCTGCTGATTAGTTCGCTCACCGCCCTCGCAATTGCCGAGTACCATGTCCTCCCGCAGGTTTGGTACAAGACCTGGTTCGCAAGGCACAAGCCGTTCAGTTGCGTCACCTGCCTGACCTTTTGGGTGGCGGTGGCCCTGACCCTGCCCACCTGCGGTTGGGTCCTTGCTCCCGTGTACGGCCTCGCCTCTGCGGGGCTGACCGTTGTCATCCTGCAACTGACCAGCCGATGACCCACCAACTGCACCACGGCGATTGCCTTGAAGTGTTGCGGTCCATGCCCGATTGCAGCGTGGATTCAATCGTTACCGACCCGCCCTATGGGTTGTCATTTATGGGCAAGAAGTGGGACTACGATGTGCCAAGCGTTGATGTTTGGGTGGAGTGCCTTCGGGTCTTGAAGCCTGGGGGTCATCTTCTTGCATTTGCAGGAACGAGGACGCAGCACCGAATGGCGGTGCGGATTGAGGATGCGGGCTTTGAGATTCGGGATATGATTGCGTGGGTGTACGGGTCGGGGTTTCCGAAGTCGTTGGATGTGAGCAAGGCGATTGATAAGAGGGACGCAGCAGAAGAACAACAAGCGAGGCGATATAGGTTTACGGAGTGGGTTCGTTCTACGGGGATAACCTCCAAACAAATTGACGAAGCGACTGGAACCAACATGGGCGGACATTATACAACCGCAGCAAGTCAGCCCGCTATTATGACCCGTGAGCACCTGGAGGCGTGTCGTCATTTGCTTGGCGAAGTTCCCGAATGGGTGGAGAAAGAGGCAGACATTCGCAGCGTTGAAAGCAAGAATTTTGCCGAGCGGGAGGTGGTGGGGAAGCGTGTCGGGGTTGACACAACCAAGCAAAGCATCGCTTGCGCTGTTTCGGCACAGGGTTTGGAGCAATCCACAAAGCACGAATTTAACATCACCGCCCCTTCCACCGATGCCGCAAAGCAATGGCAAGGCTGGGGGACTGCCCTCAAGCCTGCGTTGGAGCCGATAACCGTGGCCCGCAAGCCGCTGGTCGGAACGGTTGCCGAGAATGTCCTGCAACACGGGACGGGGGCGATTAATGTGGATGGGGGAAGGGTGGAAGGTGGCCGCTGGCCCGCCAACTTCATCCACGATGGAAGCGAGGAAGCCACCGACCTGCTCAAAGATTCGGCACGCTTCTTCTACTGCGCCAAGGCAAGTAAAGCGGATAGGGGCGAAAACCACCACCCCACCGTCAAGCCCACCGACCTCATGCGCTACCTCTGCCGCCTCGTAACCCCACCCAACGGAATCGTCTTGGACCCATTTAACGGGTCGGGTTCCACGGGATGCGCTGCGGTCTTGGAGGGCTTCCAATACATCGGGATTGAACGGGAGGCCGAGTACATCGCCATATCCGAGAAACGCATTGAAGCACGCTCTAAACAAGTGCAGGAGCAACCCAAGCAACTGACCCTATTATGACCCAAGCGGAATACCTCACTGCTCAAAAACACCGCCATTACTGGGACCAATACCAAGCCGCCCTGTTCATGCGGTTGTCCCCCGAAGCGGTCCATGACTTGCAGACCGTCCTCGTTGCCAACGGACGACCCAATACGAATTGGTGGTGCGCTGACTGCGTAAAATCAGCCCTTCAATACATTTACCAAGAGGCGGACCAGTTTGCCGAAGCCAACCACCACACCGTTACCCATGCCATCAACAACCCCAACCCGTGACCAGTTCCAAACCTACGCCGACTATGGCGAAGGCGTGCGCAACAACGCCAAGCGGGGCATTGAACTCAACGAGCGCAACGGCAACAAGTGCGCTACCCAAACGGGCAAGGTCCGAGCGCAGCAACTCGCCAACGGTGAGGGGATTTCCCTTGAAACGGTTAAACGGATGCACTCCTACCTTTCACGGGCAGAAACCTACTACGACAACGCAGATTCCACCAGCGACTGCGGTTACATCAGTTACCTGCTATGGGGTGGCAAAGCGGCCCTTGGCTGGTCACGAAATAAACTACGGGAACTTGGCGAACTCGACTAAAGCCCCCAACGATGAGGCCCAAGTGCAAGCCCGCATGGATTCGCTGATGATGGTCATTACCACTCTCTGCGACTGCATCGGAGCGGTGGAGGAATCCAACTCGCCCAACGCTTTTGCCGTCAAGATGAAAATCGTGGACAAGATTGACGAACTGATTGACAAAATAGAATACTGATGGGAGCAGGAAGGCCACGGGTATTTGCAACACCCCAAGAACTTTGGGAAGATTTCAGCGAGTATTGCGTCAATACAAAGAAGCAACCCATCCTTGTAAAAGATTGGATTGGCCCCAAAGCCGTGGAGGTCTTTCGGGAAAAAGAAGCACCATTGACCATGGAGGGGTTTAAATTGCACCTTTGGGACAAGGGTATTGCTGATGGGGGGAGGGACTATTTTAACAACAGGGGAGGAGCATACGATGATTTTTCCGCAATCTGCTCACGCATAAAGGAAGCCATCCGAGCCGACCAAATCAAGGGAGGTATGGCGGGCATCTACAACCCCTCCATCACCCAGCGATTGAACGGCTTGGTGGAAAAGCAGGAAACGAGTATCACGATTGAGCAACCCCTCTTCGGGGATGGACTTTAAGTACACCACCGCCATCCGCAAGATTCGGGCGATGACCGCTCGGAAGAAAGTTATCCAAGGCGGAACGAGCGCATCCAAAACATTCGGCATCCTTGCGGTGCTGATAGACCACGCCGCCCGCCATCCCAAGTCGGAGATTTCCGTGGTCAGCGAATCCGTGCCTCACCTGCGACGGGGGGCGATTAAGGACTTCGCCAAGATTATGCAATGGACCCACCGATGGGTTCCCGATAGGTGGAACAAGACCCTGCTCCAGTACAACTTCGCCAACGGTTCCACGATTGAGTTCTTTTCCGCTGATTCGGAAGCCCGCCTAAGAGGGGCAAGGCGGCAGGTCCTATACATCAACGAGGCCAATAATATTGACTTTGACTCGTACTACCAGTTGGCCATCAGGACCAGCCAAGAAATCTACATTGACTTCAACCCAACCCACGAATTTTGGGCGCACACGGAGGTCTTGCCCGAAACCGATGCGGAGTTCCTCATCCTCACCTACCAAGACAACGAAGCGCTTCCTGATACGATTCGGAACGATATAGAACTAAACCGAGCCAAAGCGGAGCATTCGGCTTATTGGGCCAACTGGTGGAAGGTGTACGGGTTGGGCCAAGTCGGGACGCTCCAAGGGGCTATCTACGGCGATTACACGGTGGTTGAGGGTATAGACCCAAGCACGATGAAATTCGTCGCCTACGGGCTTGACTGGGGGTTCAGCAACGACCCCACGGCCTTGGTCGCCGTGTACCGCAGGGGTGATGACCTATTCATTCACGAACTGCTCTATCATCGGGGCTTGACCAACTCCGACATAGCAACAAGGTTGAAGGAGTTCGGGATTACAAGGGCTTGGGAGATTGTGGCCGATTCAGCAGAACCGAAGAGCATCGAGGAAATCTACCGCCTCGGATTCAATATCAAGCCCGCATCCAAGGGACCCGATTCGGTCAGGCAGGGTATTGACATCGTGAAGCGGTTCAACCTCCATGTTACAAAAGATTCCACCAACCTGATTAAAGAACTCCGCAGTTACACTTGGGCCACCGACAAGGACGGGAAGGACACGGGGGTCCCGATTGATTCCTACAACCATGCCTGCGATGCCCTGCGCTATGTGGCCCTCAACAAATTGGCCGTCAGCAATTCGGGTAAGTATCTTGTGGTGTAACTTTACCACCATGAACCGAGAATACCTCATTGATATCCTGCTTATCGTTGGGCGGGTTGTCGGTTGGTTGCTAATCATAGCGGGAAACATTATTTCGGTTTTAGCAATCGCCCAACTCTTGACCCCCCTATGCAAATGAACCTTGAATCCATCATTGATTTGCTTTTGATTTTTGGCAGATTCTTTCTCTTATTGGTCTTGATTTTTGCAATCGCTTCCCTACTATGAAACTCATCCACTACTACCACATTTACTGCGGCGGAGGCGGCCAATGGCAACTCATCATGCACCAACACATGATGGCCCTGTGCAACTACGGGCTGATTGAGCAACTTGACGAAATTCGTGTTGGCATTGTCGGGCCTCCCGACCAGCGGAAGGTGGTCAAGGAAATCTTGGACAACTCGCTCGTGGCGGCAAAGATTAAGGTCGTGGTAACCCGCACGAACGCTTGGGAGCAAGCAACGCTGACCGAGATGTACAAGGCATCGCAAATTGAGGATGCCGCCTACCTGTACGCCCACACCAAGGGCAGTTCCGACCCCAGCCTGATAAACCAACTTTGGTGCAGGTCCATGGTGTTCTTCAATGTGGTCGCATGGGAGCGGGCCATTGCAGAACTTGCCAATGTGGACTGCGTGGGTGCCTACTGGCTTACCAAGGAAGAGTTCCCCCAAATCGCTGACCACAACAACCCCAACGGGTATCCCTACTTTGCGGGGACTTTTTGGTGGGCTAAGTCGTCCCACATCCGTGAACTGGGCGAACCCGTTCGGGAGCATCGCTGGCAAGCGGAGCATTGGATAGGGAAGCGGGAAGGCATGACCGTTTA